GTGATTCATCCTTAAAACAACGGTTGTAATCCCATCTTACAACACGAAGCAATGTTTCAAAATTCAATCTTTCCATATCTTGTATTTTATGGATTTCCTCACATTCTTCATCCGTTAATCCAGTGTAATCATCATTGATTAGCGGACAAGCCCAACAAGATGGCAACCTGCATCTTATTACTTTTATGCTCATAGTTTTATTAATCTACAGTTACTATCTTCAAATACCGGAACCTTCCCTTGTTCTCTAAAATAAGCAGTGGCCACCTTGAAAGCATAAAGCGGATTTACTTTCTGGATTTCTTGTTGTGATTTATAGAAAGATACTGGCTGGCATACATAGAAGTTTTCATTGCCAAGGCAACCGAAAAGCCAATCCATACTACCTTCATCACAATTAGTGCCACCCAGTATTATTAAATCACATCCGGTCTTTCTTGTTCCCAAAATAAATGCCTTGTTCTTATTCTCTGGCTGCATAAATATCTCCTTGTCGATTATAAACCAGTCACTCTGGCAGCTCTCTACATCCCGGCGAACGATTTCGTCAATTTCATGGGCATATTCTTCTTGTGTTTTCATAAGATATGTTATTAAAAAATGATAACTGAATGTATTTCTTAAAAGAAACTCCAACAAAATGTTACGATAAATTCTCCCATCCCGTATTCAGCAAGTTGCTTAAATGATTCTATCCCATTACAATAATAAAAAACATCATCATTATCATCATCGTTGATACTCAGCGATAGTTTGATTGTCGCTCTTTTATCGTCTCCTGTCTCCTTCCATACAATCTGACATTCTACGTATTCAGGCTCCTTCCCGCCCTTTCTATATACTACAAATCCTTTTTCTTTTAGGATATTAACCACTTTGTCTAATTTATTTTCCACGTTCATTTTCATGCAAAAATTTAAAAACGACCCTCATTATAGTTACGAAGTTCTCCACCTTAACCCACTCATGAGCTACTGCTCTAAGTACGGATGTTTCGTATGTCGGAATATCGTCTTCTTCAATCACCTTACAAGAAGCCAGAACTCCTTCAGTCGGCTTTAGTCCTCGGTCATGCAGCTCGCAGAGACCGTCCGGCTGGCGGAATGCGCACCACCCGTCTTTTTCTGTTGGCTGGATCATCGCTATTGGTTTTTCTTTCACTGCAAGATACCCGACCATCCACATTGTTTCTTTTAACCTGTCAGCGTATCCGGCATCTATGATAGCCTCTATGTCTTTTGGCGTACCAATACAAGGAACCTTACACATATTCTTGCATTTATCACATGTACAAGGTTGCTCCCATCTGTTATGATCTATGCCAACCAACTTCTTTATCCGTTCTACTTCCTCTTTCATACTTCTTTTGTTAGTTCATCATAATAAGCTTTCAGTTCCGGTGAAGCGTATTCCATAAATGCTTCAAACAAGTAGGGTACCTCTATTATCATATTCACATTACAACCTTCTGCCTGTGAAAGCAATTCAGGATCATTACTGTACAGACACGCAACATGAGCACCTATATTAAATACATGCAAATCTATCCTTACGTATTCTATACATGAAGACAATGCATTAAACAAATTCTTTACTTCATTCTTGTCAAAAAGTTCTACAAATTCTCTCAACCCCATCATTTTACTACCCTTTCTATGTGTTTAATTAATACTACCGCCATTCCATTGCCGGTTTTTATCGCACATTCCGATCCTTTTATCCATTCTACACACCCTACATACTTTTCCGTAGCATGAAATCCGGGATTGTATTTTCCAGATGTACTGAACTCTACCGTATCCCCTACCTTCAAATCATCAAAAGCAATAGACCATGTGGTCCAAATTCTATCATGTCTCCCAGGCTGAATGGCTCCAATTACGCCCTTCTTACGACCGTTTTTTATCGCCCTTAGTATTATCTTTCTATCATCTTCGATAAGGCCGCAAAAGCGCCCGTAAAAGGTCAAATCAACCTGTTTTCCTCCTATTTCTTCTCTTATTTTTGTTATTCTGTTCATTTTCTGATTTTGTTTTATTTTTTTTCTTATTTTTTCTATCTTCTATAGAAGATGATAATAACATTATCTTTTCTATGTTACTTTTTGACTGTAAAAAAGAATCACATTTCATTACTACTACCACCTTCTTAAGTTCCCCATTATCGTATAGCGATACACGCATCATGTTTTGCGCCTCGTCCACTATCAGACCTAGAGTAGTCTTAGCCATTTTGCGTAGCTTATTATACTCCGGTCTTTCCATTTCCTCTGTTTATTACTCTATAGTATTTATCCTTATCCCCTTCTTCCAACTTCTCCAAGTAGAAAATTCCATCATGCAAATGAGACAAACAAAACCTGTATCCGTATTTCTGCGTTCTTCTTACATGATCCCGCAATCTTATCTCTTCACTTTTGTCTTGTACTTTGATTTTAATACTGTCTCCTTCTTTGATTGTGTATAAAATAGTTTGAATCTCTTCTTTTTTCATCTTATAAAATATTTTAACGGCAGCACCTATACTCACGCACCACTACTGCCTTATGTTTAACAATTAAATACTTAACTCTTCAATGGTCAAGCCTTTTTCTTTTACCCACTTTAGCATCGCGCATAATTCTGTTTCTGACTTATATTTCGGATCACGCCACGCCCATCCGAATTTATCCAGGACATGATGATATAATTCGTCGGCCTTTGCCGTGTAAATGTCTTTGAATAAATGCTCCGAACCTTCTGGTATAAGCATCTCTGTTGTTGCAAAATCGGAATACGACAAACATCCGTAAGCATATTCTGTTATTTCACTCCACGCTTCTCCGGCTTTAAATCCAAATTCTTTTACAAAAGCCAAAGTTAGATACATATTTAATAATATTGTTACATCATATCCCGAATCTGACTTTCTTTCTATTATTTTCTTTTCAAATTCCTTTAAATCTTCAGGCCCTAAAAAGATGTATCCTGATACCGACCGATAATTAGCCTCCGCATACTTCTTGCATTTATCATCATTAACAATCTTACCAATGTTAGATAACATCTTTTTCCTCCATTCATCACAAAACTCTATCCTTACATCCATCCAATCGGTACCATAATTGTACTCTTTTGGATGTCCTACCGATATTACCTTTATGTTATTCACACCATATTCATAAATGCGTTCGCCCACCTTATTCGCCCATTCCTGTACAAAAGGAATAAACTTATTGTAATAAGAATCAAAATCAAAATCTAATTCCTCCTCATATTCCGGCATCTCTTCATAATCTTGTTCAAAGAAATATCGAGGATCTGCTATTGTTTCATAGAAACTTACGTTAATGAAACAAAACTCGTTGGTTGTCGTTTTTAATATCACAGCTTTTTGTATTTACGTACATTTTTCTTGCCATAGAATCTACACATGGCACGAATCTGACTATAAAATACTTTTGTCCTCCTGGCCTCAAAGTATTTAAACATTTCTTCATTCTTTGTTTCCCAAACGTAATCCGTTTGGGAACTCATGTGATTTTTGTCCTTGCGTGAATAATGGTAATATGATACCACAACACGTTTCGCACCATTCTTTACAGGTACGATATTCACATCTATGTTATTATCTGTCATCTTATTATTGTTTTATGCATTATATAAATATAAAGAGCGCATACCTTCACAGGCCGGCGCTCCTTTCAATAAAAATGAAAAAACTAACATTAACATAAAAATCCGTTTTCTACTTCTTATGTTTTAATCTTTTAATGGCATCCTTTCTTGAGTATGCCATTACTTTAGTGCCATTAATATCAAATTCTTTTTCTGTTCTGACAATCTTTTCTCTTCTATATGTAGATTGCATTCCTTTTCCCCTTTTAGTATTTAGCACAAAGGCATCATCTCCGCACATTGCAGCTAATATCATAGGGAGCAACAGACCTCTGTATTTCATATTTTTCCTCCACAATTATTATATCTACCATATTCGTTTCTTCCATCATTCCGTATTTCAAAAATCATCTTCTTATGATCTTTGCCTGGTAACTTATCCTTAACAGCCGATATTACGCCCGCTATAGATGTGAATCCTGAATCTGTTATTGAACACAGCAACACACCTCTGTCGGCGCCGGTGCTTATCGCTGACGCCTTTATAATATCATTTTTATATATTCTCATAACTTTTTTGTTTTATTGTTTGTGAGATGCCCAGAATCGAACCAGGACCGGCACATACGCACCGGCACGCCGCGTCATCCCCTCTATGATGCAGAAATAGGCATGCCTATCCTCACGAACCGACATGCCAAAACCCAAAACTTAATTTGATGAATAAAATAGATTAACAAAAATACTATTCTAATTCTTTTATAATATCTTTCACAATATTCAGCCTTACCTCCTTCGTTTCTGGACTAATACAACCAAACCACCCATAAAACGTTCTTGTTTCCTCTGGTTCTGTGGCCATACTTATCTTCTCCTCCAATTCCGGGAAATATATTCTCACCATTTCGTCTGAACGAAACTTATAGATATTTTTATGTGTTTTGAAATACATAAACACTATATTTCTTAATGCAACACATATGTATTCCCCATCCTCTGACCTATCAATCATCTCATATACCTTTTTCCAAATGAATAATCGCTCTTCTTTTGTAAACATATTCTTCTTTATTTTTGTGGTATTATTTGACTGTATGCAGACTTTTCCATGTACACAACACTATGCTCCTGTCCAAGTATTTTCTTTGCCGCCTCTTTCTTTATCGCGCAATATCTCCCTGTACGATACGGATTCTTTTGATCTGATCCATCCTCGACTTCGATAATAAAACAGCCTCCGTCATCTATTATCTTTTTGCAATCGTCACATACTCCGCCCGTGCATATATGATGCGGCGCCTGACCTTTGATATTATTTCCTAATAAAGCAATCCCCATCTCTTCGCCACATATCATGCAGACTTCTATAGACGGATTCAATCCATGTTCCGGATGTAATGTAATGCTATCTTTCATTTTCTTTCCTCCTTTGTTTTTAATGTTGTGTGAGATCGCCGGAATCGAACCGACCTACCGCACCATGAATCCCATAAAGCAAGTGCTCCGATCTTCGCAGACGGGAGCACTCTGTCTAAAGCATAAGAAAATTAATGAAGAAATTTTTCTCACTTACGCCATAGCATCTAAAATAGCTATCAGCACTATTTCTATGACAAACATAATAGAAAATATCTTAAATGTCTTTTTCATATCGCTATCTCCTCCTTTTTATTTTTTTTAGTTCCACAATAAAATGTTCCGGCTCTGCTCCGACCTACGTTCCACCTACAACCGCAGGCCTTAGCCCAAGGCGCCGCCTACTCCCCCTCTATGGCAGCCTGTTCGTACCTACAAAGCCAATCTCCATCTACACAACTATCACTACGCGATAATAAACATTTATCCTTATAACAATCATAAAAAAATACACCTATCACAACTGTAATCCTTAACTTCTACACAGCTAACTACCTTAGCGTATTCTATTCCATCACTACCTTCTATTCCTTTCACCCCAAAAATAGAACCTTCTCCCTCCTTACTCAAATCTAAGTCAGGCGCAAAGTCATATACGTTCATGTTGTTTATGTTTTAATTGTTATACATTCCGATTGAAAAAAAAATACTCACATAATGCAGTCCTTAACTCTTACCTACAGAATACTGTTTTAAAACGCTGTAAGTCTTAATTTTGTTGGAAAATCCTACATTATGCTGTTTTAAAACGTTGATTTGTTGAATTTTGTTGGTAGAAACTACAAAATGCTGTTTTAAAACGCTGTAAGTCTTAATTTTGTTGGAAAATCCTACATTATGCTGTCTTAAAACGCTGTAAGTCTTAATTTTGTTGGAAAATCCTACATTATGCTGTTTTAAAACGCTGATTTGTTGAATTTTGTTGGTAGAAACTACATTATGCTGTTTTAAAACGT